ATCCACAAAAAAAAAATCCTCAAAAAAAAAATCCTCAAAAATAAAAGTAATAAAATTATCTGATACAGTCGTATTATCCAGTTTAACATCTTTGGTTAGCCAATCTTTAAAACTAATACAAGCAAGACCTAAACATAAAGAAACAGCCAAAAAAATATATAAACGAGTTTATAAAGTAGCAAAAATGACAATCGCAAAAAGAAAAAGTTTAACAAATAGAGTAAGAGCGATAGTAAATAAATTTAAATCTGATGCTGTAAAAATAATAAATCCGCAAAAGTTGTCTAAAGAAGAACAAGAAGGAGCGAAATTATCTGACGTCCCAAATGTTAGTACTGATGTATCTGAAATAGAACTTGCTGGAACTGATAAATCAGTTGGATCTACAAATGATTTAAAAACCCCTGATATGGCTATGAATCCAGATTTAAAAGATGATACAAAATTTGAATTATTTACTAATGGAAAGGAAATAAATTATAATTCTAATCTATCATTAGTAATTTTACTATCATTGTTTCTTATTGGAATATGTAATTTAAATAAATGCGGTATTTACTAAAGATTATAATTTATCCAATAATATAGTATAATTTTTCACATATGAAAAAATTAAGATACGAATACGAGAGAATCAAGAATGAAAATATTATTTTTCAAAATGAGAATATTCTGTTAAAAAAAGAAAATAGTCTATATAAAGGGGATAGAATTGTGTTGTGTCAAAGAATAAATAGTTTAAAAAGAGAAAATAAAGCACAAAGAGAAAAAAACAAAAAATTAAGAAAAACAATTGCAAAATTATCAAGAGATATGGAGGAATTTAATGACACACCTATCATAAAAAATATAAATAATTTATGTGATTATTGGTTTTTAAATGTAAATGATTTATTAAATTTACGATGGAAAGCTCCGTATTTTCAGAGACCAGTTGATGGGGAGAGAGTTAAAGATATAGTTGAACATTATCAAAAAAAATTGAATAATAATGTTTTTGAATTCATTTCACCATTAATTGTTGCTAAATATGATAATATGTTATACATAATAGATGGACAACATCGTTTTAAAGCAATTGAATATTTATTTGGTCATGATGAGAAATTTAATGAAGATAAAAAAGTTCCATTGGTTGTGATACCTGCAAGATCTATGGAACATATAGAAGATTTATTTCAAACATTAAATAAATTACTACCACTGTCTGATGTTTATAAATTACAAGATAAAAATAAAAAAAAAATAATAGTTGAAACATCTGATTATTTTTTTAAAAAATATAGAAACTTTTTTACAACAAAAAAAGCAAGACGACCATTTATTAATAAAAATGATTTTGAAAATTTTTTATTAAATAGTGATATAATTGATGAACTTGATATAATTGATTCTAGTACTGATTTTACATTTCTTTTAGAAAAAGTAAATAATTTTTATTCACTTCAACCATCATCCTTTTTTCCACAAAAAGGTCAAGCAAAATTTGATAAAATTATTAGCAAAATCCAAAAAAAAGGAGGTTTATATTTAGGTTTATTTCCAAAATTTGGATGGATTCAACACATTAAAGAAAAAATATGGGAAAATGATGATAATATTTTAGGTAAAGGTATTCGAGATCAAGTATGGAATGAATATATTGGGATAGATAAAGGAACTGAAAAATGCTTTTGTTGTAAAATACAGGTAATATCTCAACAAAACTTCGAAACTGGTCATATTATTTCTAAGAAAAACGGGGGAAGTAATAATTTAATTAATTTATTACCAATTTGTTCAAAATGTAATAAATCAATGGGAACGACTGCTATGTTTGAATATATGTCTAAAAATAATATAAATTTAGATTATTCTGATAAATTAAAAAAATTATTTAAATCAAATACACAAAAATTTTATAATAAGACATCTAATATAAATTCTTATAAAAATTAAAATGGCATGTATCGCATAAATATCGATTACAAGTTTCACATTTTTTTATTTTATCAAATGGTTTGCCACAATCATTACATTTAATAGGATTATAGTATTCATAAATAATCTTATTTAAATCATTAGGAAACATATGTAATAATTTGTAAAAAAAATTAACTGGCATTATACATTTATCCATTTATATAATTTTTAATATATAAAAATTATATATTTAAATATTTTTATACTTTTTAATCATATCGTTTGTTCTATATTTTTCTTATGATGAATAAAAATAAATGTATAATAAATTGAGATCATTATTTTTAAAAGATATTTTAAATAAAGGAACTACTTTGAAAATAGAAAAAAACAAGAAAAATGATAAAAATTTAAAAACTGATTTATCAAATATAGAAAAATATACAATAATATTTAATTTATTTGAAAACATTTTTAAAAATGAACACGAAACAACAACAAATGAAACATTTTATACAGATTTAAATGTTTTCAATGATAATTCTGTTTTTAATGCAATTAATAAAACTAAAACAAAATTTGGAGAAATTAAATTAGGAATATTATTATATTCACCAATAGATGATATAATAAAACTACAAAAAAGACAGAATATAATAAAACAATTATCACTTGTTTATAAAAATATTAATCCAATTTTAAATAACATAAAAAAAAAAGAAAATGATATTCTTTGGTTATTAAAGGAAAAAAATGAGGAAGAAACTGAATATATAAATTCTATTTATTGTACTAATAATTGGTTAAAGTGGGTAAATAATAGTTCATTTTTATTAAACTTAATACATTATTATAATGTAATTTTTACTCCATTTTCAGCATTAGTATCTCCATTTATATCAATCATATTAGCATTTATTATATTCCGTTTTGTTTTAGGTATAAAAATTGGTATTTTTAAATTTTATAGGTGTTTCAAAATGGGATTGAATGGTAGTTTTAGTTTTCTAGGACCACGATTTGAACTAATATCTCAAATTTTTTATTTTATTTTGTATATAGTGAGTGGTTATAAATCAATTGTTAGTGCTCAAACAAGAATGGATAAGTGTAAATTAATACATAAGAAATTATCTTCTGTTCATTGTTTACTAGATTCAATTGATTCAATTAATTTAATGCTAAAAAAAATTGGAATATTTGAATATTTTTGGAATTCTTCTTTAGAAAAAGATTTTAATATTATAAAAGAAAATTTCAATATATCTAAAAATTATAATTTTTTCCAAAATTGGGGAAATGTATTAATAACTTTTTCAAAATTGGACAAATATATAAATAGTATCAGTAACTTAATGTATTTTATTGGAAATATTGATTCACTTATATCAATTATAAAAATTAAAAAGAAAAAACAAGTTTGTTTTACAAATTTTCTGAAAGAAAGCAAACCATTAATAAATATTGATGGTATGTTACATCCAATTTTAATAAATAAAAATCCTATTTTAAATAATTTAAATCTACAAGATGATAGAAATATTTTATTATTTGGCCCAAATGCATCTGGTAAAAGTTTATTCATTAAATCACTTGTTTTAAATGTACTATTGTCACAAACATTGACAATATCATGTGCTAAAAGTATGAATATTACACCATTTTCAATATTAAATACATATTTAAATATCCCCGACATTGTTGGAAAAGAATCTTTATTTGAAGCCGAAGTTCATCGTTGTAAAAATTATATATCACGAATAAAAAATATAACGAATAATAAATTTGCTTTAACTGTATTTGATGAATTATTTTCGTCAACAAACTATTATGAAGGTCTATCAACATCTTACTCAATTTGTAAATATTTGAGTAAATATTCGAATTGTATTAATATAATAACAACACATTTTCATAAATTATGTAAATTAGAAAAAGAAGGTGCGTTTAAATGTTATAAAATGAAAATTACACAGGAAAAGGATGGTAAAATAAAATTCCATTATAAATTAAAACGAGGTATATCAAAACAAAAACTGGCTATAGAATTGCTTAGGATGAAAGGATTAGACAAAGAAATTATAGATTGTGCCTTAAAATTTTATGATAAAATGTTTAATAAAAAAAAAAAAAATTATATAGAAAAAAATTAGATATTGATAAATAAATCAAATATATAAATTATATGCGATTTTAAAATAAACCATATTCGATCAAAACAAAAATAAAATTGAAATGCGTTTTATTTTAAATATTAAAAACTAACTAATAATACAAGAACAAATGACATCCAACACATCTGTTATCAAATATAAAAACTTCGATTTGAATAACATCACTTATTCTGATGTTAAACAAACTAAAATGGGAGGGTATAATATTTACCTTCAATATAAGACTCCTGGTATGAGTAATGGACATAATATTTTTGTTCAAACACCGAAGATGTTTTGTCCTTTTGGGGCATCATCTTATAAAAAGACCGATAGCACTGAAATGCCTCGGTATAATTTAAATTTATCCTTTAAAAAGACTGATCAAGATTTATTAAATTTTCAGGATAAAATTTCTAGTTTAGATGATATGGTTTTAGAAAAGATTTTAAACGACCCTAAACTCTTATCATTACTTAATGTTAAAGGAAAGAAAGTTTCAAAAGAGGGATTACGATTTTTACAAATTCCAACAGTAAAATTACCAAAAGATGATACTAAAGATTATCCTGCTAATTTAAGTGTAAAAATTCCAACTAAATATGATACTGGAGCTTTTGTCACTGAATTTTATGATAGTAAGACCAGAGAACGAATGGAAGTAAATCATGATAATATTGAATCTCTTGTTCCTAAAAAGGTTGAGGTTAAATGTCTTTTACGATTTGCTAGTATTTGGTTTGTTGGTGGTAAATTTGGTATTGCTTTACGAGGAGAACAAGTAGTTGTATATCCAAGTAAATCTTTGAATGGATTTGCTTTTATTGATGATAGTGATGATGAAGAAGAAGTTGAAGAAGTCACTGAACAAATCAAAGGTGTTGTCTTATCTGATACTGAAGATGAAGATGAGGAAGTAGTAGAAGACGAAGCCAGCGAAGAAGAAGTAGAAGAAGTAGAAGAAGATGCCCCAGTCTTGAGTGAAGATAGTGATGAAGAGGAAGTAGTTGTAGAAGAAGAAAAACCTAAAAGACGAGGACGAAAAAAAGCAACTGCTAGTAGAAAACGAAAAAATTAATAGATATAAATAATAATTTATGTTCAATTTTTTATAAAACAAAAAAAAACACAAAAAAAAATAAAATCTATAAAAAAAATTATAGATATGTTAGTTACATAATAGAAATTTTATGTAAAAATAATATATATTTTATAAAAAGAAACTATAAAATATATATTACAAGTAGTTCAACATAATAATTTATGTTGCAATTTTATTTAATTCCTCAATTTTATTTGATTCCTCAATTTTATTTGATTCCTCAATTTTATTTGATTCCTCAATTTTATTTGATTCCTCAATTTTATTTAATTCTTCAATTAAATTAAATATATATGCTTGAATATGCATTATATCTTTTGAGCCTTGTATTAATCTCATATCATATTTAGATGTGATTTCCGTAATTTTTATATGTTTATTTATTTTATTTTTATCTAAATGTTCTATTAATTGATAATATATATTGAGCAAAATATAATTTGAATTTATATTATTATCCATAATAAATTCATACAAGAAAGATGTTATTTTACTTATAGTAGTTAAAGTAGTTCTTTTTTTTAAAATCAGTTTAACTATTCCCTGTATTTTTTTTTTATTTATACTTATTTTGTGAGATTTAATTAAATCGAAAATTTCTAATTGTAATATAGATGTTTTTAAATTTCTATGATTAACATGTAATAATTTCTCTAATTGTGTTGAAGATAAATGTATGTCATTTTCATCAATTATTTCTAAAATATGATTTTTAATCTCTTCTTGAGAAGGAGATTGTATTCGTAAACAAAGACAATTACTTTGTAATGAAGTCATTATATTATTAATTGTATTGGATATTAATATAAATTTACAATTAACACTATGCATTTCAAGAATTTTGTTTAAAATAAACTGTGATTCTATAGTTAATAATTCACAATGGTGTAATACAATAATTTTTTGTAAATTATTTGATACTTGTTTTGTTTCTGCCATATTTTTAAGCATATCGCGAATAATAAATTTACAATACATTCCCATTTCTTTTATATCTAATTCAATAAATATTCCATTACGATACATTGTAAATGGAATCTCTTTGGATGAAGTTTTAATTTTTTGTATAACTCTTATTTTTTTAGTATATCCTAAAAATGAATATAATAATGTTTTTTTTCCAGATCCTCTAGGTCCATACATTAACATATGAGGAAGGTTATTTATATCTAAAGTTTTTAAAATATTAGCAATCTCTTTATGATATCTAATGTCATCAAGATTTTTAGGGCGATATTTATCAAATAATAATTTCATACTTTTCCTGTATTATTATAACTATTATTATAAATGTTTATTTAATACTTTTTTTACTGTATAAATCTTATCTCCATACGAACGTGTTAAATAAACTACCGCATTAATATTTGAACATTTTGCATGATAAGAAACATAAGAAATATCTGTCTTAATCAATGGCATTACGGTATATTTGCTAATTATAAAAAGAATATCATATTCTATTGGATAAATTTTGTTTGTTAAATAGTTAGAATAAAGTTTATATGATTGATGATTGAGAAGCATTTATATAATTAACTAGATTAAAAAAAATCTAAATATAGTAATATAAACAAATTATGTTAGATTTATTAATGAAATCATTCGGTCTTAATCAAGAAAATTCTGGTTTAAATAAAAGCAATTTTGACTTACTTGTGAATACAATTTCATCAAGTGGAGTTGCTGGGATTGTAACAATCGCAGGAGGATTACTATATTTTGCAGGACAATTTATATCTTGTCTCTCTTGTGGTCCAGTAAGAGTTATTATATTAAGTGTAATAGCATTTGCAGCAAATTTAATTACAATTTATAAAAAATGTGAGCCAAAACTCGATAATGACACAATTGTTAATATAGTTAAATTAGCGTTAATACCAACAGTAGTTTTTATGATTGGTTATACAATTATACCATGGCTTTTACCATTGCCTATTAGATTTCTTACATGGATAGGACCTGGAAAAACATTAGTTCCAGCAGTAATTGGTAGTTTATTAATGATAGCAGTTAATGTAGCTCTACCAAAATTAAACGTTGTCGATCAAGTTTGTGATTAAAGTATATATATAAAATTATCAACTAAATGTACTTATTATTTTATATAAATTACAAAATTTATGTAAAACAATAAAAACTATAACAATTTTTCATTAAACTTAAAAATCAGTTGCATCATTAAAAAATAAAAATGGTTTATTAATATTTTTCTTTTTCTCATTATTGTTTGATATTTTAGAAGATTTTATTAAAGATAATCCCTTGTTAGAAGTTAATTGAATTGTTTTAATATCATTACTATTTACTATGTCATCTTCTTCGTCACTTATTTCATCATCAGCCTCAGCCTCATCGTCAGCTTCAACATTTTCATCATAATTTGATAAATTTTGTTGTAAAGATTCTAATAATGGAGAAATCGATACATTATTAGTTGGTGTAAGATTTGATTGAGATAATTCTACTGGAACAATAGGTTGTTCTGGTTCATTACTAATTGGAATAGTTTCAACTATATCATCATCTATAATTTTATCAACAGCATTAATATTAATTTCTTCTTTATTTACATTATCATCATTATCAATAATTACTTCTTCAACTTTTTCAATATTTTCATTTAAGTCTGGAATAGAAATATTACTATCATTATCATCATTATCAATAATTACTTCTTCAAGATCATTATTTTCATAATTAATTTCAGGATTAATAATTTCATTAATTGTTTCTTCTACAACACTATTATTTTCAACAACAACGTTCTCTTCTGTAATATCGTTATTTTCAACAACGACGTTCTCTTCTCTAACAATATTATTTTCAACAACAACATTATTTTCAACAACAACGTTCTCTTCTCTAACATCGTTATTTTCAACAACAACATTATTTTCAACAACAACGTTCTCTTCTACGATATTATTATTATTATCAATATTAATTTCTTCAATGACATTGTTATGTTGAAGATTGGTATTTTCAAGATTATTATCATTAATTTTATCTTGAACATTGGTATTTTCCGGATTGTAATTTGTATTAGTATAATTGCCTATATTATCATCCTCATCTGTGTCAACATTAAGTTCTTCTATATCTGATTCATCTGATTCATCTATATTTTCGATATTTGTAATAGAGTTCTGGTTACCACCATCTTGTTGTTTGTTTTCATTAATATGATATTCATCTTTATCTTTATCTTCTTCTTCATCTTCATCTTCATCTTCATTTTCATCTTTATTCTTGTTAATGTTTTCATTATTATCATTTTCAACTTTAACTTCATCTTTAGCTTCATCTTCATCTTCATCTTCATCTTCATCTTCATTATCTGACATGATAATTTCTTCTTCATTAGCTGATACAACAATTTCTTCTTTTCTTGTTTTTTGTTGTTTGTTTTCTTCTATTTCATTTTCTTCAATATCACTATCTGTAAAAGATTCAGTTTCCCACGATTCGTAACTATTATCACTTTCACTATCAGTTTCAGGTTCATATCTCTTCTTTTTTTTAGATTTAATTTTAGGTGGATTTATAGAAAAATCTAGATAATTAGTTAAAATATTTCTAAAAGGAAGATTTTTTCTAACTGTATCATTAATTGATGATTTAATGATTTTAATTGTTTCTCTATAATTTTGAGTTTGTTCCCATTTATCAATATCATAATCTCTAATTAAATCTGGGTGACTATATAAACTTCTTGCAACTTCCTTATAAATAAAATGAATAAAATTTGGAAGTGTTGGAACATTAACATCAATTTGTTTTTCTGTGCTGGTTGCAGAAAGAATTTTAGTATTACTTAAAAAAACAGCTGCGATAAGATCTTGTAAATATTCACATTGAGATTTAGAAACAATTCTTTGAGATTCTCTATTTATAACATCAATATTCCATTGAGGAACTAATTTCATTTGTTGTTGAAATTTGGCCATAACATTTCTATCTCCTATTTTTTTACATTGTTCCTTAACATCTTTATATAATTGTTTAATTCCTTGATAAATATGTGGCGTGATAATATTATTAAGTTGTTCTTGATATTCTTTCTTAATGGTTGTTAAATATTCAATATTATTCATAATTATAATTACTAATAATATTGAAAATAGAACTAAATATTTAACGCAAATAGTAAAAAAAGAATTAAATATGATATAAAAATTAATTAATAAATATAAAATATATATATCAACAGATTATTATACAATGTTTAATTTTTCAAATAATAATAGTTCCTCTCAAAGTAATGAATTATATGATATTCTAGGTGTTTCAAGAAATGCAACAAAAAGAGAAATAATAAAGGCGTATAGGAAAAAGGCATTAAAAGAACATCCAGATAAAGGTGGTAATGAGGAAGAATTTAAAAAAATAACCGGAGCATATGAAATTTTAAAAGATGATGAGAAAAGAGAAATATATAATAAACACGGATTGGAAGGAGTAAAGGCTCAGAATAATGGAATGAGTGGTGGAATGCCGAGAGATATATTTGACTTATTTACAAATGGATTTCCAGGAAATATGTTCAATGAATTTAATATGCATCCCGGACATCCCGGAGCACGACGAAATAATGGTATACGAAAAGGATCACCCGTAAATGTAGAATTAGAAGTTCCATTAGAACAAATGTATTTAGGTGCAATACGTAAATTGCGATTGAAAAAAAATATAATATGTTCTTTATGTGAAGGAACTGGTAGTAAATCAAAAAAAGTAGTAAAATGTAGTACTTGTCATGGTTCTGGTAGATTTACCCAAATTAGACAAATGGGTCCAATGAGACAAGTAGTACAAGGTGCGTGCCCATCTTGTAGGGGCAAAGGAAAATCTGTTAAATCAGATGATATGTGTGGAAAATGTAAAGGAAAAACAGTAGTAAAAGGTGAAAATATTTTAAAAATAGAAATTAAAAAAGGAATGAAACATGGAGATGCGATTGTTTTTAGAGAGGAAAGTGATCAAGAACCTGGAACAATTGCTGGTGATATAATAGTAAGAATAAAAGAAAAGAAACATCCTTATTTTATACGAAAGGGGGATAATTTAATTTTAAAAAAAACTATAAGTTTAAGAGAATCATTATGTGGTTGTAATTTTACAATCAAATTATTAGATAATAGTGAAATTTTAGTCAAAACAGAAAAAGGAGAAATAATTAAACCAAGTCAATTTAAAAAAATATCAAATTATGGAATGCCAAAACAAGATGGTAGTAGTGGTGATATGTATATAAAGTTTAGAATAATATTTCCCAATAAAATAGAAAAGAAGGTAATAACAAAATTAGAGAAAATGTTAATTTCTTCTTCTCCAAACAAAAATATAGAAAATACGAATGCCCTTTTAGTAGAAATGGATAATATAAGTTCTGCTGAAGTTAAGCAAATGTTGGATGGTAGTCATTATACTAATGACGAAGAGGAAGATGTTTATGATCAAGAAGGATGTCCAATTCAATAGGTGGAACATGGGAAAATACTGCTCCTTTAAATCAATCCCCTTCGTTTTGTTTTCGTTTTTTTATCCTGTAAGTGAAAAGGTTGTAAGATTTATTAAATGGGTTCGAACTGTTTTTCGTATTCTTATTCAACTTTACGTATCAATAAAAATGAAAGAAAACGAAAGTAAATCAAAGCAAAATTAAAATTGAAACAATAATTATATTATTGATATTTTAAGTATG